ATCATCGCGCCTATGCTCGCTGTGTTTATCTGCTGGGCGAACGGTTCTACGAGCGCAAGAAGCGGAACGTGACGAAGGCGCTCTGCCACACTGCGATCCGTGAATGGCTCGACGAGAACTGCAAGAAGTGCGGCGGTCGTGGGTTGGAGACGGACAAGTTCCACAACATGAATACCTGTACGAAATGCAGGGGAACGGGCCAGCACGCATACGAAGGTCATGAGCGCGCTCATATGGCTAACCTTGCGGCAGGCTCTTGGCAGAAGTACGAGCGCGACTATGAAACTGTTCTCGAATGCCTTCGTGGCGCCGTTAGCTCGCATCGAGTCGGCGCAATGAAAGCGTTTGGGGTTTTGGAAGAAGTCGGCGCGTGAGCCTTCAAATCGTCCCGATCACGCTCGAAGAGGCGAATGCATTCGTCTCCCAGCATCATCGACACCATAAGCCGACAATCGGCCACAAGTTCAGCATCGCGGCATCCGAGGGCGAGATGGTGCGCGGCGTGGCAATTGTTGGTCGGCCGGTCGCGCGTGGGAATGATGACGGATGGACGCTAGAGGTGAGTCGCTGCTGTACTGACGGCGTGCGCAATGGTTGTTCTATGTTGTACGGCGCCGCTTGGAGGGCAACCAAGGCGCTCGGGTTCCGGCGTCTGATTACCTACACACTGCCAGCCGAAGGCGGCGCATCGCTACGGGCTGCCGGCTGGACATTAATTGGCGAACGTGGCGGCGGGAATTGGAATACGCCAGCACGGCCACGCATTGACACCGATGCTGCATTGCGCGGACAAAAGTTGCTTTGGGCGGCGACATGAAATGCACACAATCTCAAATGCGCAAGCGGTTCGAGGTGCAGCGTAAGGCCGGGATGAATGTTGACTGGCAAACATGGCAGCAGGCTTGGTATAGCGCATTGTCTATGGTTTCTAACCCCCTTGAGTTGGAGTGGAAAGTGAGTAAAGAACAGGAATTTCTCAACGAGAGCCAGAACGAATTCACCGACATTAGCTCCGAGCAATTTCGCGTATATGAGTACCTGGCGAATGGCAAGAAGGTTTCGATTCGCATTCCAGGACCAATGCGCCTGAGCGTCAGCGCGAGCGGCGGCCACCGGGTATTCGATGCAAACGGAGTCTCTCACTACATGGCTCCCGGTTTCGTGCATATCTACTGGAAGGCAAAGAGCGGATCCCCAAACTTCGTGGCGTGACCGTAAATAATTGTTGTAAACTCTTGCGATCTGTTCTAGGATATGACCTGAGCAAATAAATGACGTTTAGCCCGAGCCGGAAACGGATAGCGCAAACAAGCGCAAGTCCCCGGAAACCAGCAGACGCCCTCGACCATAACGCTCCCACAGCTTTTTGATGGGATCGTGCACTCCAAAATTCTCCATAAGCCCTGCCAGCTAACCGCTCGCGGGGCTTTTTGCATTTCCGCCGCCATGAAATCTCAAGCCCTCGAATCCTATCTCTACGGCAATCCTGAGAGGGTGGCCGAGATTCGTCAGGCGCAGAAGGCTAACGAGCAGCGCCGCGAAGCCAAGCGCCCCACCCTATCGCTGAAACCTCGCGACGGTGGCTGGAGCGAAGCCCGCAAGCGCGCAGAAGCCCTATTTTCTCCCGCCGATCCCTTTTCTGTGGATTAACCCGCCTGCAGCGGTGCAATGCCGCGCCAAGAATTCGGAGTAGCGATGGGTCTGATAGCTGCCGACGATATGTCTGAGCGCGAACAGGCGATTTTGTACGAATGGACTCGCAGTGCGACCGACTCGGCTTTCCATGCTGGCTATATCACCCGTGGCTGGGCTCCAAGCGACGCGACATGCCAACGCCTGCGCGGATATCACCAGGCCGGCCTGAGCCCGGATGAGGCTGCCGAGGCGCTATTTGCGCGGAGACACTGATGAGCGATTACCGCGCGCGCAGCAATCAGGCCAAAGCCGCTCGCGCCGGAATCGTAGACCAACGCCCGCAACCAAACCGCAACAAGCGCGCAAAGCCAGTTGTGGTCGAGTATAGATTGAGTGAACACGCCAGAACGCGATTCGAAGGAAACTTCTGGTCTGAATTGAGAATGGGCGACTGGCATAAATGGCACTCGTATCGAACAGTCGAGGAAGCTCAGAAGGCGATCGACAACGACATGCGCAAGAATCAGGGGCTATGGGAATTCAGGTTGACGCCATGAAGGATATGGCTGAGGCGACGGCAGGAGGCTTTTTGATGGCAGGGACCTATTCACTGGCATGCGCGCATTTCTACACATCATGCGCCGAGCTGCTATTGGAAGCATTCGCTGCTGGTTCTGCGCCCGACTGATTCCGCCAGGCGAAACCTGCTGCGATCCGAAGACAGTTGGAATGATTCAAGAGTGATCTGAGAATGATTCAAGCCGTCGCAAATTGACTTAAGCAGCGCGGAATGATCTGAGATTTGTCGCGGGTTCGCTTTTGTAGCCGCTGGGCGTCGCTTTCGGGCTAAAGAGCGATTATTGCCGCCCTGCGGCTACAGAACGGAAAGAATAATGACCTCGCAAGAGGTTCTTCAAGGGAGCGTGATGCAGTTAGGACTGGATTGGCTTATCACGCAGCCGCATGCCAGTCCGCTCCCTTGAGGGTGACAGCCGCAATCGACCATTGATGCGCCAACCGGGGCCCAAATTCCAGGGTCGAGCGCATTGCCGCATGTGATGTGGCTCAATAGATTGTGCCGCCGCGACAAGCAAACGCAACGAACCGCGACCGCTTGCGGATTCCCTCAATCTCTCCTCGCGTCGAACTCATCGACGTTTGCTGCTCTCGGGCAGCGCTTTTATTCTGGTGTCTCATGGCTCGCAAACCCAAAGCAGAGTCAGCGGATCGCACAGAGATTTGCAAAAACTGCAAGCACTCGCTGTTCCTTCGTGAGTCGATCGAATGTCGCCGCTATCCGCCGCAAGTGATCTACGAAGGCAGCACGGGCTTTGTTGAGCATCGTTTCCCAGAGACCTCGGCCGACTCTTTCTGTGGCGAGTTTGCGCCTATCCTGACCAGTTAAGCTGTTTATTTGGTCATATAAGACCTACTAAGGAATTTCTGTGGACACAAGCGACTTGCTGAAAGCCGTGAAGCTCCACGGGAGTGTCAATGCCGCCGCCAAGGCGATCGGGATGCCAGAGAGTACCCTGCGCGGTCGAATTCGCGGCGCAGTACCGATATCCGAGAATCAGCGTAAATTCCAGCCAGACTGGACATCGGAAGACTGTATCGCCGAGCTGCGTCGAATCGCGCAGATAGACGAAACCAAAGTTATAAGCCGGAATTACTTCCGTGTGCATTCGGACATATCCGAGTCCACATGGAATAGGCACTTCGGCACGTTCCACGAGTTCAAGCGTCAGGCAGGCATAGTCCTGTCGCGCCATGCACACGCGCTCGAGCGTGATATTGCGAAGCACGCCAGCAAGGATGTGCAGCGCCGTATGAACGTGGAGAAGTCGGGCTGGGAGGATGCATACCTGCGCCCCAGTTCGAAGCGCTTCCAGACGGTTCTGGTTGCGTCGGACATCCACGACATCGAGTGCGATCCGTTCTGGCGGCGCTGTTTCGTTGATACGGCCAAACGTGTGCAGCCTGAGAAAGTTGTCATCAACGGCGATGCGCTGGACCTGCCCGAGTTCGGCAAATACGGCGTCGATCCGCGGGAGTGGGATGTCATCGGCCGCATCAGATGGCTCCATGCTTTCCTCGAAGATGTCCGCACGGCTTGCCCTGAAACGGAAATCGTCTATATCGAAGGCAACCATGAGGCCAGATTGCTCCGCCATCTTGGTGAGGCAACTCCCGCGCTGAAGGTCATCCTCTCCGATCTGCACGGCTTCACGGTGCCGAAACTGCTGGGCCTTGACGCCTACCAGGTGAACTACATCGCCCGGATGGATCTGGCGGCGTTCAGTGAGCGCGACCTCAAGCAGGAACTGGCGAAGAACTACCACGTGATGTATGACTGTTTGCTCGCCCACCATTTTCCGGAGGGGCGTTCGTTAGGATACCCGGGGTTTAACGGGCACCATCATCGCTACTTCGCCTGGTCCGATTATTCGCCTCAGTTCGGCTCGTATCAGTGGCTGCAGTTGGGCGCAGGCCATCGCCGAGCGGCTAGTTACTGCGCCGGCGAGAAGTGGAACATGGGCTTTCTCCTCGCGCACGTCGACACGCATTCAAAGTCCGTGCAGATGGAATACATCGATGTCCGCGATCACTCGATGATCGGCGGCCGCTTCTATCAGCGTGCGGCTGAAGAGGCCTGACACCCTCCGCAAAGAATCATATTGGAGGGGTGGTGGGTGAGTGGGAAATAACCTGAGACTGAAATGACCGGAATCGTACAACCCCTGCGCTATGGCGACATTGGCGGCTCTACCCCAATGTATGCGATCCCTCGCGCCGGCGTAAGCATGAGTGGCACGGTAGGCACGACCAGCGCTGTGATCATTCCTGCCGGGACGTATCAGAACTCGGTCACCGTCCAGAACACGAGCGCCAATACGCTGAACCTCTCGTTCAATGCGAGTGCAGTAGCGACGGACTTCAAGCTGGCTGCGGGTGCATCAATCACGTTGCCGTTTGGGCCCAGCAATGCGCTGTCGGCGTTGGGGAGTGCGGCTGGGACTACCTGGGCGGCGATTGGGGCTTAAGGCTGTCGCATCGCTTCCGCAGCATTTGCCAAGCACTCCAGCGCGAACTGCTCGGGGTAGAACTGGCCCGCGTCCAGTTCGTACATCATGTCCTCTTGCGCCTCTAACTCCCTCTGACGTGCCTCGCGCTCTGGCGTCCATGGCGGTTCCGGTTCTGGAGGTTTTGGTCGCGCAGTCTTGCCGTGGCGCGCGTTGTACCCTTCGGCGATTGCCTGATACTGAGAGATCAGAACTTTTTCAAGTTCGTCGAGAGACGCGCCGCTCCAGGCCGAGGCGATAGGTATAAATTCAAAGGCGCTCTCTCCGTACTCACGAAGGTCCGCGTGAAGTTTGGTTTGATGCCCATTTTTCGCTTGCTGGATATGCATGCGCCAGCGAGTTGTCGGGTAGGTCAATCCAGTCTGTCCGATGTACACCTTGCCCGTTGGCTTGCAGGTGACCATATAGACCATCCCAAAGCGATGCCAATACTGGCGCGGTTTGCCTCGTGGCATGTCATTTCCTTATGAGTTGACCACAAGTCGGGCAGCGTTTGTGCTCGGTGCGCTCAGAAACGTGAAGCGCACGCGTAACAGTCGAAGGCGACAGGTCAAATTGCTTGGCTGCCGCGTAGGGAGTGGCGCCGGGGTTCTCCTGAAGCCATTGCAGGGCCTGCTGGGTCTTGCTCATGCCGAGATCGCCATCAGTTCGGCACGGAAAGCTGCGGCGCGCGTTGCATCCTGAGCGGCCAGCATCGCAGCCGATTCAGCATTCATACGCTGCCATGCAGCCTTGGCAACCAGATTGCGCGCTTCCTGATCGCTGATCTTGCTGATGCCATTGTGCGGAACAAACGAATACATCTGTGTGCCGCGCGCCATAACATACGAGTCAGGGGCTGAATCACCGGGCGTTGCGACCTTCGCAATGACGGTCAAACCCTTGATGAAGCCGACATTAACGGCTTGACCTACTTCCCATGCTTGCTTGCTGTTCTTGATCATTTTCGGCTCCGGTTGAGTTCGCTGCTGGTGTGATTAGAGTATGTGTTATGAGGTGGCAAATAGCAAGCACTATCTAATGGATGTTGCAGATGGCGTTGACAGACAAGCAGCGCCGCTTCGTAGACGAGTACCTGATTGACTTGAATGCCACGCAGGCGGCAATTCGAGCCGGGTACAAGGGCGATCCAAATACGGTCGGTCCCCGCTTGTTGGTAAATGTTGGTATTGCGAAAGCGATTCAGTCGGCGAAACGGGGTCGCTCCAAACGCACGCAGATCACCGCTGACAAGGTTCTCCAGCGCTGGTGGGATCTCGCCAACGTCGACGTCAATGACCTGGTTGAATACCGGCGAGACAACTGCCGACACTGCTGGGGCGTGAATTTCGCCTATCAGTGGACGGAAGCAGAATTCGAGGCTGCCGACAAAGAAGCGGCTGATAAGGGCGATCGCCCACCGACCGACGAAGGCGGATACGGATTCGTGACAATCCGCGAGCCCAATCCTGAATGCCCTGAATGCGGCGGCGAGGGTCGCGGCAAGATTCATGTTCACGACACGCGCCGACTGAAAGGCGCTGCCCGCGCTCTATACGCTGGCGTGCATCAGGGCAAGGATGGGCTCAAGGTTCTGCTTGAGGACCGCGGCAAGGCGCTCGAGAACGTCGCCCGTCACCTTGGCATGTTCAACGACAAGCGTGATGACGATGTTAAGGCGCTCGCCGCAGAAAAACTGCGTCTTGAGAATGACCGCCTGCGCAAGAGCCTCGATGAAGAGATCAAGGCGCTAGAGATCGAGAAGCGCAAAGCCGAACTGGCACTCGCCGAGAAAGGCGGCGGAAACTCAAACGCCAAACTATTGGCCGACCTGATAGCGAAACTCCCTTCATGAATACCGGCAATCTGATGCTGGACCGCCAGCTAGGGCGCTGGTATCCGCTCAAGGACCATCCGGTACAGCTCGCGCTGGTTGACGCTGTTTCGACGGGAATCCGGTTTCCACTGGTTCCGGCTGGGCGCCGTAGCGGAAAGACCGAGCGGTTCAAGCGCTTTGTCGTGAAGCAGGCTTATGCCTACCCTGGCATGTACTTCGCCGCCGCGCCAACGCATGCGCAGGCGAAGAAGATCTTCTGGGACGACCTGAAGGCATTCGCGCTTTGCTGCATGCACAGTCGCAGGCCGTCCGAGTCTGACCTGATCATCTATCTGGACAACGGCAGCGAGATCCATGTCATCGGTCTGGATAAACCGCAGCGCATTGAGGGCGTTCCATGGACTGGCGGCGGCATCGATGAGTTCGCCGACGTTAAGCCCGATGCATGGGAGGCAAACATTCTCCCGGCGCTGAACACGGTCAATCCGACCATGCCCGACTATCGGGCGTGGTGCTGGCTGCTGGGCGTGCCGGATGGTCTGAACCATTATTACGACCTGTGCATGCAGGCCGAGACCGGCGAAGACCCGAATTTCAAGGTATTCCACTGGAAGTCAGCGGAGATCCTGCCGATAGACGTCATCGACGCCATGAAGCGCGCGATGTCGGCGAAGCAATACAGACAGGAATTTGAAGCCTCGTTCGAGACAGCGACGGGCCGGATCTATGAGGATTACAGCAAGAGCAACCACACCTCAGAGCGAATCCAGCCGCACGAACAGTTGCTGTGGATGCATGACCAGAACTTTACGCCGCTGTCTTCTGCAATCGGAGTGCGCCGCGACAACGGGCTCTATCTGCTCGATGAGATCGTGCTGACCAGTGCGATATCGAAGCAATCGGCCATGGAGTTCGTCGAGAAGTTCGTCAATCACCAGAACCGCGAAGTCATTATCTACGGCGATCCGGCTGGCCGGGCTGGCGAGAAACACGGTCACGCGTCGGATTACACGGACATTGAAGGCGTGCTGAAGGCCCATAACTGGAAGTTCGTGCGCAAGGTCAAGCCTGCCGCTCCTGCAATCAAGGATCGGCAGAACGCCGTCCGCACGAAGATTTGCACCGCTGACGGCGTTCGAAGCCTGTTCGTCAATCCGACGACGGCCAAGTGGTGCGACAAGGGTCTTGCGACGGTCCAGTTGCAGGAAGGATCGACGTTTCAGGAAGACCAGAAGAACAAGTATCAGCACATTACGACGGCGATTGGGTATTGCGTCGACGTCGAATGGCCGAGCATCAAGGGCATCGCGTCACAGGCGGCCCACGTCCCTCACATGAACAGGTGATGCAATGAGTTTCGACATTGGCTGGGTACCTGAGGGTTGGGTGCGCGGCAATCCTCTCGGCATCATCAACAACGGGTTTCGCGGTGGGCCTCAGGCAGCGTTCTATTACAAGGTCCAGTCACTTATTGACGAGATCCCGGCGATAGGCGCAGTTCAATTCCACGAAAGCGAGTTTGACAAGGCGCGCGCGTGGTTTGAATGGTGGCATCAACCAATTGGCGAGGTCGCAGCATGAAAAAACCACACATCAATCGCTGGTGGCGCGATGACCTTTGGCATTGTCAAGTGAGCATTCATCATGGCTTGGGCCGCACTCTGCGCGAAGCCTTCGAATTGTGCATGCTAGCAAAGCAACGATGGAATGGAGCGGCCGAATGAGCAAAATCCACCTTAACCCGGCGCACAAGGGCGACCTTCACAAGGCGCTGGGCATTCCGCAGGACAAGCCGATCCCCGAAGCCAAGCTCGACGCAGCCAAAAGCTCGAGCAATGCGCATGTCCGGGAGATGGCAACCTTCGCAAAGAACGCACGCGGTTTCAAGCACGCCAAGTAACGGACCAAAATGTTTAAGACCCTGCAGAAGGATTTCCCGAAAGACAAGGATTTCCCTGAGCGGACATTCCGCCTGCAGACGCTCCAACGTGTGCTATGCGGAACGCTCTATGACGAGCTCAGGCACGCATTCGATGAGGAAGAGTCAGGCGACGGCACTTACATTCCGTTGCGCAAACGTCGCCCCAGTGTGCGCATGAACCTGTGCCGCACGGTGGTGAATGATTCGGTCTCACTGCTGTTCTCCGAGGGTCACTTTCCCGCGGTCGACCTGAAAGATCCCGACCAGAAGCAGACGATGGGGAAACTCATCAAGGAATGCGGGGTGAACGCGGTCATGATCGACGCAGCCACGAAAGGCAGTGTCGGCTCGGTTGCAGTCCTGTTTCGCGTGCTCAGTAATCGCGTCTTTTTCGACGTGATGGATACGGACTACCTGACGCCGGCCTGGAATCCGAAGGCACCTGACACGCTGCTGAAGGTCCGGGAACTGTACAAGGTCAAGGGATCGACGCTCGCTGATTCAGGCTACGCGATCAAGCCCGATGACCTGGGCGCGCAGTTCTGGTTCCAGCGCGAGTGGGACGATACCGACGAAACATGGTTCATCCCATGGAAGGTGTCGGAGCAGGCTGAAAAGAAACTGGCGGGTGTTGAGTTCAAGCCAGTGGTCGATGACGAGAAGACCGTCAATCACGCGCTCGGCTTCGTGCCTGTTGTGTGGATCCGGAATCTCCCTGGCGGGGATACG